TGCACACCGATGAGCTTGCCGGCGACGATGCTGGCGGCGACCTCGACGGTCAGCGACAGACGCAGGAAGGCGAAGCCGTTGTTGCTGTCGAGGTTCTCGGGCCTCAGGTTGATCAGCACCTGCTTGTTGTCGCCGCTGCCCTTGACGATCTGCCGGATCGCCTTGCCGCCGACGTCCTTGGCGCCGGTACCGGTGGCGTCGCGCGCCTGCTGGATCTTGGCGTCCAGGGTCGCCGCAGCGCCGAGAACGCCAGTCTCGACCAGCGCCAGAAACGCATGGAAGTTGGCGGCCGAGACCCAGGCGGTGGTGACGGTACCGGCCGCCTGGCTGGCCGGGTCGATGGTGGCGAGAATCGACAGCGTTTCGCTGCCTTTGAGGTTGGGGTACATGGATGTCTCCTGTGGAAAAATGGCTCCTGCCCGCGCCTATCGCGCGGCGAGCTGGATGTAGGGTGAGAGGGCGTTGGCTCCCTTGGCCGGGGCGATCGGGTTCTGGATCTTGGATTGGCCGTCCATGCGGAAGGTGGTGCGAAAGGCGGTCAGGTCGGCGTCGAAGTAGAGATGCATCGAGGTCGCAGTCTGCATGCCGCCAGCCTTGGTGATGGTCTGGTAGTACGAGAGATCGACCAGCAGCACGTCGCCCTGCGACGAGAAGGTGTTGGCGTGCTGTGAGACGAACACCGGGCGACCGAGCAGCGTGCCGTAGGGCGAGAGCTGGATGCCGCCGACCGACTGGCCGACCGGCAGGTAGATCGGGTAGTTGCCAAGCGTCAGGGTGAACAGTGCCGGCAGGACGTCGTTGTTCACGATCCACACAGCGTTGGTGAACGACCCCGGCGGCAGGCGGGCGATCATCTTGGCGAGGTTCTGCGTCAGCAGGGTTTGCGTGGCCTGACCGGATTCCTTGGCCACCGTGACGATGGCGCCGCCGTTCATGCAGCCGAGCGGGATGCCGTTGCCGGCGCCGAAGAGGATCGACTCGTTGGCTTTCCAGCGAATCGACACCGCGACCTTCTCCGGCAGGTAGCTGGTCAGCGCGTTGGCGTCGTCGAGCAACTCGTCGGTGGTCGGGACCAGCGCCATCAGTTTCTTCAGGCGCAGGGTCGCCAGCCCCAGCACCGGCTTGGTGGGCGTTCCCGAGGATGCCTCTCCCTGCCAGTACGCCCGGATGCCGTTGGTCCCCCAGGGGGTGGTTTCGTCCTTCGGAAATGCCATGCTGTTGCCGCTGATCTCGACGTTGTCGGTGAGCGGCAGGAGGGAATCCTCGCCGAGCGAGAGCCTGAAGATCTCCTGCGAGAACTGCGGCGGCACCAGAAAACCGCCATCCTGGCCGACGGCCTCGTTGCCGTAGTTGCTCGGTGCGGCGGCGCCGATACCGCCAAGCAGCAGGCGGGCGTCGATCGACTGGCCGGGTTTGTCGGCCTGATAGACGGCCTGCATGAATTCGCCGACGGAGCCGAAGCCGCGCCGGGGATCGGCTTCGCGGTTGTCGGTGACGATCGGGCCGATGACGTGTTCGACACCGATGCGTGCTTCATCGGCGATCAGGGCGGCTTCGCGGTCGATGGCGGCCGAGGCGGCGTCGATGCGCGCGCGCAGGGCGTCGAAGGCGGTGACTTCGTCGTCTGTCAGGTCGCGGTTCTCCGACGCGGCGAGGTCGGTCAGGCCGCGGGCCTCTTTGACCAGGGTGGTCTTGCGAGCCTGAAGCTGGCGCAGTTGCTTGCTCATGTGGTTCTCCAAAAGCTAGAACCCGCACGAGGCGGGTTCGAGGGGCACAAAAAAACCGCCCGGAGGCGGTTTGGGTGGGGACGGGCGGCGGGTCGTTTTACATAGGGGCGAGGTTCAACGGAGCGTCGCGGTAGAGGATTTCAATCGGTTGCGCTTGGGTCGTTCTGTGGGAACGACCGTTGAAAGCTTGGTTGCTGCCCTTCAAGTTTTGCGAGTCACTGGCAGTGGACGATCCAAAGGCGACGCACGGAGTCCGGAAAAGCGGCCAGTCGAAGTGGTGCTTCTAAAGCATCAACATTCGAGGTCAGATGTGCAGCGCTATCGCGCAGGGTCCCCCTCGATTGGAGGGTTGGGAATCATTGCCACTGAGCTGACTGGATTTACGCTGCTCAGTTCACCGCCACCTTGTATCATCTGCAGCGCCCTTGCCCATATTGCAATCTTCGCAAAGAATTTGTAAGTTTTTGATATCCCATTGATGTTGCGGATACCTCGACCGAGGCTTAATATGATCCACGTGCAGTATGACATTGTGAATCTCTGGACTTCTCCTACACAACGCACAGGCACGGCCATAACGCAGAAACGCATCGTATCGAAGTTTCTGCCAACGCCTGGATCGATAGAACGGCTCACCGTCTTCCGATTCCCTCGCGGCACGCGCTTCCATCTCTTCCCTTTGACGCTGAGCTGCCAGGTGTGTAAGGCGTCGTGATTCGTGTTCCGTACGTTCGCGTAGTTCTTGTTGCCGACGTAAGGAAGCCTGTGCGCACCACTCCCGCCATCTGGCGCTTTTTAGTTCCTGCTCGGCAGTCCGCGCTGCCGCTGCCGCAGAAACTTCGGCTTTCGGTGGATGCTGAGGCTGACGAATGTCGGGGGCTCGGGGTGGACGGCCGCGCACGTACCCCACAAGTGAATCCCAGAAACGGTGAAATGCATTGGTCATTGCCAATATGAAGCCCGATGATTGACTTCATCCGCCTCGCGCGGCGTTATGCGCGAGGTCAGGTTAACTGCCAGATTGGGTGGCGATGGGCTTGGAGACACAGTGAAGTCGGATACTGACAAGAGGCAACCTACTTGAACAGCTCTACCAGAGTACCGACAACTGTTGCCAGGCCCACCACCGCCGCGACAGTAAATGATGCCCAAGTGGCCAGGCGCTGGGAGCGCTGTAATTCAAGCATCTTCAATTCAATGTTACGTCTATCGAGGTCGTGATATTCCTGAAAGAACCGCTCAGAGTCATGTCTGGCTGATTGGAGTCGTTGCTCATCTGCCGCTCGGGCTTCGGGGTCGCCGTACCCCGATCCCGGTTGAAATAGCTCGGCGGCAAGCCGAGACGCGCTTTCGCTCGCTGATAGCCACCTTCCGCGGGCCGCCTGTACGTCGTCGTTTTCCAGTCGTGGTTGCGTCATTTCTTCATACCGACGCGAGCGCTACGGTGACTTGCTCGCAAGAACAGCCACAAGGCCGGTGATCGCACCAATGACACCTGTCAGTGCGGAGAGCCAAACGGCCCAATGCGCGCGCAGTTCATGGCGAGCCTTGATTTCACCACGGATCGCCTCTCGAAGGGCTTGGACTGCTGTGGTTGTAAGGCACCAATGCCCCGCGTGACGTGTCTGTTGCCAGTGCTCAGACACGGAGTTGTCCTTGTTGTAGATCTGCGGGATGGGAAGCCGAAGGTGGCGAGCCTGTGCTCGAAGTTGCCGAGAAAGGTAGAAGTCTTCATCTTCGGTATGAAGATCGATGTCCAACCTCCACTCCTGCTCGATTTCCTCGATTTTCTTTGGATCGCTTTGCTTCTTTGCAGCCGCCAAGTCGCGCGCGTAAGACCGGTCGAGCAGCGACCGCTTCCAAGCAAGACGCACGCTCGTTGGCATGGGTAACTTGTTGACTATGCGCAGGAGTATGTCCACGGTTTGGCTCTGCGGTGGCTAACGAATAGCGTTTATCTGCCGCCCCGAAAGCGCCCGGCTGAATCGCTGGCGAGCAGCTCACACGGCAGGTCGATAGCATACACCCAGATTGCTTGAATGACTGCTTTGGGCAGGTTTCTTCAGCGTCTCTTGCTGGCCGGCTGCACTCATTGGAATTCTAAACCTGAACGGCCGGAAACGCGTGCAAAGCAACCCATGAATCGAGCAATTCCACCCATCACGCTCGGGTACCCAAGATATCGAGTTCCCGTTGCGCCTGAGCCAAGCGACTCACCTTCGGCCTGGCGACGGACCTCGGATCGCGCCGCATCTTCCTGACGACATCGTCGAAGGTGGCGACCCCATCGATCATGCCTTGCGCCTGCGCAGCCTCGCCGCCGAGCACACGACCCTGACCCATGCCCTCGCGCACCTGCGCGATCGGCACCCCGCGCCCGCGCGCCACCGCCTTGGTGAAGGTGGCGTAGTAGTCATCCACGCGCGACTGCATGAACCCCTGTGCCTCCTCATCGAGCGGCACATACGGATTGCCTTCGACCTTGTACTTGCCGGCCGAGATCAGCGTCGGCTTGACGCCCTTGGTGACAAACGCCTGCGAGTAATCGAAGTGCGCCTGCCAGACGCCGATCGAGCCGACCTCGCCGCATGGTGTGACGTAGAACTCCGACGCCGAGCAGCCAATCCAGTAGGCCGCACTTGCTGCCAGACTATTGGCGATCGCTACCACGGGCTTCTGTGCCCGGGCACTGACGATCTCGTCGGCGAGTTCGGACACGCCATAGACACTGCCGCCTGGACTGTCGATATCGATCAGGATCTGGCTGACCGAGTCATCCGCGAGCGCCTGGCGCAGAGCCGAGGCAAACTGCTGCGTGCTGACACTCCCCGGCCCGGAGACATCGTCGACCATGTTGCCGCGCTGGGTGACGACGCCGTACAGCGGCAGGACCGCAATACCGCCACTGGACACCGCTGTGGCCGCCTGCCGGCGTGCTTCGCGCACGCTACGATCTGCCGCGATACCCATGAGCACGTCCTCACCCGCCGGAATATCCTGCGACCAGCGCGCCAGAACCGCCGCGACTGCGTTCAGCCGTTCAGGCATCAGCGCCCACGGCGTGGTCAGAAATTCAGCAACCAGCAAGTGGTGGTTCATCGTGTCATCCCCATCGTCATTCGCTCTGTGCGTCTTCATCGTCTTGCGGCCCAGTCACATCCTGCGCAGGCCGCTGGTCCTGCCCGGCATCGCCTTCCAGATCCTCGGCTGACCCTTCCTCGACCATGTTCAGTGGCCGCAACGGCTCGTCCAACCCGTCGAGTGGATTCAGGTTCTCGGCGATGCGTGCCTCGTTGCGTGTCAGCCAGCCGTTTTGGATCCCGCTCTGGTAGTACGACGACCGGCTGGCGGCGTCGCCGCGCATCAGGTTCGCAAAATCAAACTCGACCTCGAGATCGTCGCCGTCGAGCAGCAACTCGGATTCGATGCTCGCTTCCCAGCGCTCGGCCCACGGCGTCATCGTGTGCATGACGAATTCCAGGCTCTGCTGCTCGATGTTCGAGAAGGTCGCGCGATCGAGATCAGCGATCATGTGCGGTGGCACCCGAAACAGCCGCGCGATGTCGGTGATCTGGAATTTCCGGAGTTCGAGAAACTGCGCGTCCCGGTTGGTCACGCCCACCTCGTGGAACTTCATGCCGTTTTCCAGCACGAGTACCTTGCCGCGGTTCGCGCCGGACTGCGCCGCCTGGTAGGACTCGCGAAACACCTTCTTGGCCTCGCTGTCCTTGAACGACCCCGGAAACTCGATCCAGCCGCCGGTCGGCTTCGCGTCGTTGGCGAAGAAGCGCGCACCGTAGTCCTGCGCCGCCAGCGCCATGCCCAGACTCTCGCGCGCCAGCTCGATCGGGCTCATGCCCATCAAACCGTCCGACGACAGACCACGCAGATGCCAGATCTCGCCCCGCGGCAGTATGGCCTCTACGCCGAGCCGATCGGTCACCCGATAGCGGTAGTCACCGGACGGCATCAGTTCCATCCTGATCCGGTCCGGGTGGATCGGCATTAGCTCGACGATCTCGCCGCGGCGGTTGGCGACGATCCGGTTGTAGGCGTTGCCCCGGAGTGCCAGATGACCCTGCAGCATCTCGCGCCACTCATACGGGTTCTGGTAACGATTCGGACGCTTGGCCAGCACGCGGTACAGCCAGTGATCCGTCACCCGGTCTTTGCCGCCATCGGCGCGCTGCCGGTAGAGCACGAACGGCAGGGACGCCATTGTCTCGGCCAGGATGCGCACGCTGGCGTACACCGCCGCCACGCGCATGGCGTTGTCCGCCGATACCCGCATGCCGCTCGAGCTCCGCATCGTGACCGGCTCGAACCAGAAGTCACCACCGGGCGAACGGTCGTCACTCGAGGCCATCCAGCGCGAGAGGAAGCTGAACATCCCCATCAGAGCATCACCAGCTCGTAGTCTGCACCGAGCACCACCTGGGTGCCGGGCGTGATCGCCCGCGACAGTGCCATGATCAGTGCGACGATGCCGTCGATCTTGTTCTCTGGACGTTCCTTGCGCGGGTAGATGTTGTCCTTGGCGTCCAGGTGCGCCACGACGTTGCTCACCATCCACCCCAGCACCGGATCCCCGTCGTGGATCAGTTTTCCTTGCAGGACCAGCGCCTCGAGCGTCTTCATCGGTTCCGAGAAGTTGAGCACTGTCGGTCTGACTTCGATCATCGGTAGGCCCTCAGCCAGCATCCGGGTCGACAACTGCGTCGCCTGGAACGGGTCGAAGGCGACCGCCTGGATGGCGAAGCGCGAGGCGAAGTCCACCAGGTCGGCCTCGATCCAGGAGAAATCAATCACGTTGCCCGGCGTCACCGTCAGCCGCCCGCTGCCCATCCAGCCGGGGTACTGGCTGTTGCCGGTGGCGTGAACCGTGTCCTCGGGCAGGTAGTAGCGACCGAACACTGCAAAGCCGCCGTCGATTTCCTGGTGGGCGAAGACCAGCAGCAGGGCAGCGATGTCGGTCTTGCTGGCCAGATCGAGGCCGATCCAGCACGGCTGTCCCGCATAGGAGTCGATATCAAGCCCTTGGTCGGCGCAGCGATCCCAGGAGCGCATGTCCATCCACGCGGTGTCCGCATTGACCCACTCGTTGAGATGCTTGGTCTTGAAGTTGTTCACCGCGCTCGGCATCTGCATGGCCTTGGCCTGCAGCGGCGCCAGCACTTCCGGGCGCACCGAAATACCCCAGTTCGGATTGGCCTTGATCAGCGACTCTTCGAGCGTCCAGTCGTCCCCGTCATCGAGCCCGTACACGATGCCAAATTGGCTGTCGTCCGCGAACACGCCGTCGAGCAGGCGGGTGACGAAGGTCCGGATCTCGTAGCAGATCCCCGAGCGGTTGCTGCCGGCGGTGGTGATCACCCACAAGAGCGAGTTGTCGCG